TAAATCTGCTGGATGAAATAAAACTTCTCCATTCTCTGCCACATATGTTAATCTCTCCATGCTATCCCTCACTTTCTGCAAGTTTTGCATATTTCCAATCACATATATATGCCGGATCTTCAGCACTCCAAGATGTTGCACCCTGTTTCCATGCATACACTAATCCGTTTTTGTATTTTGCAAAATATCTCCGATCCCATCCATAGGATTCTCTTTGTCTCACAAGAATCGGTGTATCAACTGGAACTCTACTCCAATCAACCGGCGGTTCAATCGGTTCGACATATTCGCTGTTCGCCCATTTTCTCGTCTTTATTTCACAATCTCTTATTGTGCCGCCATTAAAATTACACTCGTTGCACTGTGTTTTTCTGCAATTTTCCAGCTTTCCATTAACGACGGCAATGTTCCCCCCATTGCACGCGATTTCAATAATCTCTTTTGCATATTTTTCTCTATTCAGCATCTTTCTTCTCCTTCCCATACCGCAACTGATACGGTACTTCTCTGAATCTTTTCAACGCATCCTGGTCCGGATGCTTTGATATTCTTGTTTGTCGCTGCACCATTGCCTTAATGATCTGGCGGCGTTCTTTTCCGTCTCTGTGCATGTAAACCCCTCCTAAACTCCCGTAACTTCCCGTATTCTCTCTGACAGTTCCGTCTCTCCTCCGTTTAAGATCTCAATCTCTTTTGCAGCATCTTTTAACATTTTTTTCATAGACTCAACGCCGTCTCTTTCGTAACTTTTCTTGACCGCTTTTCCATCGATCACTGCTGCAATGGTCGGGGCCTCTTCAAAAGTTTTCCTGTATGTTTTCTGAATTTCCTCAACCTGTGGTTTTGCTACATCTGCTTTTTCCAGTGTCTCGCCCAGGATTCCAAGTGTTAATTTCTGCTGTTCTGCCCGTTCCAGTTCTTTCTTTGCTTCCTCTTCCAGTTTTTCATCCAGGATTCTATGAAAATTCTCATACATTCTGATTCCTTCGTCACTATCCCCAAGAATATCCGTGATGATCGTCTTTAATGCTTCTCTCTGCTCCGTTGCCGTTGTCTGTTCAATGCATCCCATCGCCCGTGCAAATTCCTGATGCGGTGCTTTCGTGTCTCTTGTATAAAAGAGCATTGCATCCCTGTCTTCCTCGCGGTCTGTAAATGCCGGAAATATAAATCCTGTATCTGGTGCTCCGACTACCGCATCCCTGATCCTGTTTATAATCCTGTTCTCCTCCTCGCTGTATGCCAGTCCTGGAGCTGTCAGATTTACCGGGCAAATCGCACAGAGCAGATATTCATACACATCCTCTGACTCGTCTATCTTGTTATTGTCTGAGGTATATGTAATAACGTCATAAGCATCGCGGTAAAGCAGGATCAGATAGCCTCCGACATGATCATAATTATCAATCACTCTGTCATAAAATGCTTCCAGCAGATTCTCGTCTTTTAAGCCGCTGTCTCTTATCGCAAGCAGGAACTGCTGCATGTCGTTTTCTTCCTTTGCCTCTTCCGAAAGTTCCAGATTTAACATGTTGTCTTTCAGTTTTCCCTTAAAGATTCCTTTTGCAATATTCAAGTATTTATAAAATTCTTCATCCGGAAGATTCAAAAATGTCTCTCCGAATGTTGTTACGATATTTTTATCTACATCCACATAGCACCCGCAAATACGGGAAAAGGTGCAGTTATTCTTTGTCAACCTTCTTTTTAATTCCAAGATATCTTTCTTTTTCATTTTGTCGTCCTTTCTGCCATTGCTACATACTTCCCGTAACTCATCCCGGCTTCTCTTGTTTTTTCTAATACGCTGCTTATATCGCTGTTATTGTGTGTCTGGTTTCTTCTTTCCTCGTGAATTTTTCTATTACGTTCATTTCTACACTGTTTTCCACAAGTCAGCGCGGCAGCTGCTATTGTTTCAAATTCTTTTCCACAAATTATGCACTGCTTCTTGTATGTTTTTCTTACAAACACTGTTTTCTCCTTTCTCTCCGGCACCGGTTGCCGGAGAATCGCGCGTTTACTGTTTCTGTGATATATTGATTAACCAAAAGTTGGAAAATCCCATTTCTTATACCGCAGCTTATCCTCATTCCAGTCCGGATACTGCTGCATCAGGTATTCTTTAAATATTACGATCATCTCTGACCGGAGTCCTTTACTGCCGTTGTCCAATAACATGTGATGGTACCGGCAGCCTACTGCTCCGTTCTGTGGTACGCCAAGTCCGCCCTGGGACTTGTTTATATAATGCATGATATCTTTTGTCCGGTAGAGCATCGGATCTTTATTTTCCATGTGGTACTGCCGTCTACAGAAGATGCAGCTCTCATCGTCGCGGTAATAGATGATCCGGCGGGTTTCTTCATCGAATTGGAACTTCATGTTTTTTCTGGTCCGGTGCTGCATGTCAGTCCTCCTCATTTTCTGTATCTTCGATTTCCTCAACCTTCTTTAACCTCCAGTGCAGATCATCCAGAATGGAAATCATTTTTTCTATCCTGTGTGGATCTCCGGAGTTCCAGAGGTTCTGCAGATTGTTCAGATTATTTGCGATCGCCGATTTATATCCTCTGTTTATATTTTTGTTATCAGTCATACTGTTTTCTGCATTTTCTGTTATGTCTCCTGTACTTTTTTGCTCATTTTCTGTGATTTCCGGTTCTTTTTCCTCTTTTTCCGGTTCATCCGGCATGTATTCCGGATGGTTTTCAATGCTGTCCTGTCCCGGTAGCTGCTGCTCCTCTGATTTTTCATCCGGCTTGCTGTGTTCTTCGCCCGGTTTTTCTTCCAGAATCGGGTTTGGTGCCGGTATGTCTCTCTGTATCTCATGCAACGTCATATTCTCCGGTTCCTGCTGCACCGGTGGATTTTCTTTACTTACCTCTTTCTTTGACTCTGGTTTCGGTCTCTTTTCCGGCTTGGCTTTCGTTACCTTGCTCTCTTTCTTTGGTTGCACCGGTGCAACTTCCGTTTTTTTTGGATATGGCCTACAGTAAAGCTCCGTCCATCTCGCTTCCGGTTCCTTATCCAGCTGCATCAGCTGTAACCATGCTGTGCCGATATCTCCCCATCCTACCAGTTCCTTTTCCCCGTTTCGACTATTAACAATGCGACATTCCGACTCATCATTAAGCATAAGTATCATTCTTCCTGTTCCTGGGATTCTAACGGAATATGTTTTTTCTCCCTGCGGTGCCAGTACTTCTTTTACATCCTCGGCACTCCAGCATTCATCTGCAAACCGTTTTGCCATTTCCACGAATAGTTCCGGTTCATCCTCTCCAAGTTGCAAAACAACTTTTTCAATAGTATTTTGTTTCTCCGACATCCCCGGTTCTGTCGGCTCTAACATCCTCTCAATATCTGATACCCTGTTTTCCTCGTCTAGCTCGTCTTTAATCGCCTGTATCTCTGCCTTGGAATAATTTGTAGTCAGTCCCTCATTGATTGCGTCCGGCAACTGCATCATAAGCGTTAGCTTTGCGTATCCATATCCCTGATATTCTGGCAGAAGATGGTCTGAATAACCATTTTCCGCGAACTTATCATTGATATGTATAAACCTGCTCACCTGTGTTTTATCAATACCGTATTCCGCCTTGGCAAATTCCACTACATTGACGTATCCGCTTTCTTTTAGAATATTTGTATCTCTCGCCACCTTTAGCAGATAACCGATCCTTACAAATCCTTCCGCTGTTCTTTGCAGTTCTCCGTCTAACTCTGCTTTGTATTCCCGGTATGTTTTTTTATATTCAATTGTCTGTTCCATCCCTATCCTCCTGTATTTCTGCTTCCATGAAATCTTGTTCCAGTACATCCGCAAGGAGCTGTCCTGCCAACTTTCCATGCCATATCCTGTTTCCTTTTTCTCTGAGGTTTGCGTAGTTTTCAATCCTTAATTGATTTGCTTTCTCCCCGAGTTGTTTTTCCTCTTCTGTCAGCTGTTTTCTGAAATACTGCTGCCACTTTTTCAAAAATTTTATTGCCTTTTTGAAGTCAGCATTTTGATTATCTCCTGTCGTTCTTTTCTGTCTTATATTTCCAGATGGCTCCACCTCTAATGTATACCATGGAACATCCGGCTGACTGCTTCTCCTTAGAAAGAATGGATAGGTCTCATCCCTTTGTATTCTGTCAAAGTAATAGTCACAAGTGTGTATACAATGACTCAGTATTGTTCCTTCTATGACAATATCCAAAACGTTTTCCGGCGCTACTATTGTGTATTCCCCCAAAGTAAACTCATACTTCTTAAGTTTTGGCAGCTGTTCATTTACCTTTGGCCACTCCTTTTCAATCGCTTTTGCTTCTTCCTCTAAATTCTCCATCTGACTATTGAGTACAGCCTCATCATGTGCTCTCTTGACATCCTTAGGCTTTGCGATCTGCTCATTTTTGACATTCATTTTCAGCCGTTTTGCCATGCCCAGGTAATCTCTCCAAGTTGTAAGAGCTTGATTCAACGTTTCGTCCATGAGTTTAGCCTGCTTCATCAAGTAGTTGTAGCATTTAACATAACTCAGTTTGATTTCCAAAAACTTAAAACTCGAGGGAAGTATACCAGCTTCTCCAAAGTCTTTTATCATCTCATCTGACCAAATCGTATCAGCTATCTTTTCCTTCTGCATCCATCTGAGCATTGCTACATTTGCATCCATAAGGGCAAGTCTTTTTAGCCTGCTTCGATCAATCTTTAACATTTTTGATATCTCTGTTTCATCCTGGTCTAACAAGGTGCTGTCATAATGCTCTTCCATGATACCTTCTGCAAGTCTGAACATCCCAATCCGTGCCAACATTTCAATTGCCGGATTTCCTTGTTCTATTGCAATGTAGTCCGTTGTCGATACCGGAAGTTCCGGCCACAAATCAACCGCACTTCTCTTTAGGAGCGAATGTCTTTTCAAGCCTGAAAGATTTCTCTTGTACAGTTTTGTTCTCTCCCGCCAGTAATACGTTTTTCTTCTTGGTACGTAATTTTTGTCTAATATCCATCTATTGTATTTATTCTTGTACGTCCCCCACTCATATCTCCTGATTACTCCATTGTCAAATATCATGATTCTTTCACATTCTCCTGTATATATTTCAGGATCTCTGTAGTTTCTGCCTCTGTACCATTGTCTCTGTGTAAATCTTCTTACAACAACTCCTCCCTTAAATTTTTGGATAACTTCTCCGTAATATGTTCCTGTGTTCAATGTCTGTATTCTTCCTGATGCCTTAAATATAGATTCAGCTCCACACGCCAGGCACTTTGTTTCTTTGTTGTGTTTTGCCCCTGATACAGGAACTACTCTCCTGCACCTGGAGCAATACCCAGTCTTTACTCCCTTTGAGTCGTATTCGTATATCATGTAATATTCTTTGGTAGCATCCTTGCGCATCCATTCTTTAAAGCTCGGCATGATCTTCGGCACAAGTGCCATATCCTCATCCCATGGTTTTTGTTCTTTATCCTCTTTTCTTTTAGTCTCTTTATTTTTTTGCTCCTGCTGCCATTTCTGCAGGCGGTATCCTCCTCTGCTTGGCTTTTCACTATCGTGTTCCAATTTCAAATTGTTTAAGGTTCTCATTCCGTCATTCCCGATGAAATACTTTGTATTGCTCCAACATCCAAATTTCAGAACCTCCGGCAAGTTTTCTAACATTGAACTTAACCACCTCACTTCTTTTCCGTCCCGATCCAGTTCCCGTGTTATATATTCCTCTCCTTCTACGTTCAAGAATATTTCGTATCTTGGATTCTTTATATCTTTTCTCATGTCTTCCGGAAGGAATACCGCCACTTTTATATATCTCGACAAGTTCTGAACTCTAAAAAGTACATCGTATTCTGGCACTATTACTTTTCTTTTTTTGTGGTTCCACCATGTTGCCTCTTCAATTTCTTTGAATTGTTTGCCTTTGCACATCATTTCTTTTGTTGCCGGTAACGCTCGTAATCGTCTTAACTCTTCTTTTCGCATCTGCACTTTCTCCCGTCCGCATCGTAATATGTATCAGGCATATACTCTACGCCGTCTATCTGATAAACTCCTATCTCTTCAATCTTTTTTGTCTCCTTAGCTTCTCGAAGCAAGAATATCGTTGAACCTTTGCCTCCTGCCGCCTTTGGATTCTTCCCTCTGACAATCACGATTCCTGTCCCCGTTGCTCTTGCACTATCCTTCTTGACGTGCCTGCTGTATTTTCTCTCTGGATGTTCCTGTATCCACTTGCACTCCAGAGCTCCCAACTGCTGCAATGTAATTTCTTTCAATAGCTTTATTTCCGTGCATGAAATTTTATTGTCTCCGTCCTCATTAATGTCTCCGCCCGCCTTGACGATGCAGTATCTTGATGAATCATTTGCATACCAACTCAATACCTCTATAGGCTCTTCTACGCAATGGAATCCCGTACTTGCACACTTTGCAGAATCTTCCTTGTATGTCTTCCCTACCTCGTACTGGAAGCTTCCTTTTCCCATTGTGCATATAAGGTCTTTGTTAAATCCCTTAAACGCTATCATCGTTTTTCCTCCAGGTAGTAGGCTCTCACCATTTTCTTTACATCTGTTTTGTTCGGAAACCCTAAATACACCGGTCCTTTCATCGGTTCTTCTTTTCCGTTGTGCGTCACCTTTGTAGCTTTCACTACTTTTTCACTTACCTGTACCTTATTTTCAAAAGCAAATCTCAGCATTATCGCAAGACAATCCCGTAGATTTTTTCCTTTTTTACGTACAGCGCGCTGCATGTTTTTGTCCTCTGTGCACATGTCAATGATGTTATCCTTCCAATCTGTCAATACGCCATTTAACTTCAAATCCTCACTCTCTACTTTTAATTTCCCGAACGCGGCCATGAGTGGTGTTGCCAAATCTTCTGTACAACCGTCCATATAATCTTTGGCATCCTCTTTATCAATTCCATTTTCCTCTGCCAGTACCAGGAGACTTTCCATATCTCCTTCTGTTTTCAATCCCTCTGCTGTGAGGTTTATTTCTTCTGCGCTGTCAAATTCTCCGAATCTCTCAAACATTCCTTATTTCTCCCTTCGCTCCATTTCCTCTATCAGTTCCTTCGTGTAAGCATTTGGCTGTTTCAGATAAAAGCTGCATAAATGCCCCTGCTTTCCTTTGATCAGCTCCAGCCACTTGTCTTTATTTTTGACCGGCTGTCCTCTGGTCGTGATCCATCCGCTCTTAATCCAGCGTGTCACATCTTCCCGCCCGGCAAATCCGTTGTACAGATATTCTGAGTCCGTATAAATGGATAACTCGCATTTCTCTCTCATACGGGAAAATGCCCGTATCAGAGCCTCCATCTCTGCCCGGTTAGCATTCATATGTTCGACCGCCTCAATATGTTTTCTGACCTCCGGCAGATTCTTGCCCGGCGGGTAATATTCCAGCGTATAACCGATATATCCGTCACGTTCCCATCTGCCCTTTATGGACGTAGTGGTGTATATACTGACTGCCCGCATAAGTCCTCACGCTCCCTTCTTATCTCTCCGGCATCCCGTTCTAACCGGATCTCTGTATAGTAGTAGTACGACATGCCAGTGTACGGGTTTACTCCGTGCCGGATGCTGTCCCGGTCTATGTAATAACCCGGTTGCGGCTCTGGTCCATTCTCGATCAGCTTTCTTACCGTCCGACGCTTATATTTATGTGTTTCTTTTTCCGGCATCTTTAAATTTCTTGAACAGTCATATTTGACAAAAATTTTTGTTTCTTCTTCCTCTCCGAACAATGTCATCTGACCTGTAATTTCTTCTGTAGGTTCTTTTACGATGTAATTTGCCAAACTTTTAAAATAATCGCCTTCATACACCGGCTCATAATTCACCCGTCCATCTGTCAGCCTGTTCCATACCTCAGATACAATCTCCGCTGTTCCCGGTGTTCCATCCAGCCTGTTCATCAGTACATGGAAATGGATTCCTCCTCTTTCCCCTACTTCTATCCTGTATACAAACTTCAATACCTGTCCTCTCTTTTTATATTTATTTCTCACAGTATCGAAAAAGGCTTTGCGGACTTTCTTTATCTCTTCCACCGGAATTCTTGTTCCCCTTGGAAATTTCATTGTCAGCCACAGATCACCTGGTTCAAAGTTGCATCGGATCTTCCGTAATATTTTCTTTTCCCTGTTGTATTGATTTTGTTTTTTTACCTGCTCGGGTGTAGCCTTTTTCTTCTTGGCTCTCTTCTCTCCCTTTGCTCCAAATTTTCCTACATACTTAATTTCGTGTTCTCTATATATTCCATACTCATAAACATCATGTCTGTGTGCCATGTCCCTGCTCCGTATCTGCTAAGTTTAATATATTGAGATTGTTAAATAAGCCGGCAGCTTATCCTCTTTTTCTCTTGCTTTTTCAGCAGGCGCATGATACACTATACCTGTCATAAGTATGGTGTGTATTGCACCTATCTGAGCATTGAAACCTAGCATTTCAATGCTCTTTCTTTATTACATTTTCGAACGTATGTACTGTATGTGAAAACCCGTGGAAAATGCACCAGTCAAGAGCTTTTATATACTGTGCTTCATCTATTAAGCCAATTACCGGATTATTCTTATCACGTACTCCAAAAAGCTCCGCTCTGACTTCTTCTCCCATATCCAGGCACATCACAACCATGGATGCCTGATCTGCACATAAAACTGCCTGAAGGTACTCTTTTCTCATCATATGGTCTTTAAATATTCCCGCCTGGTCATACAGCTTTTTTCTTATCCGATCCTCGTTCAACATTTACCCTTGCCTCCGAAAATGCTTTCTCAATCCTGCCCCAGCCGATCCGCTCCATGATCAATTCTGCTTCCTGTTTCATCTCAATAAAGTTTAGGACTGTATATATCTGTTCTGCCGCCATGGCAGCCTGTCCGTATTTTCCTGCAACAAATGCCGCCTCAAAACTTTGTGCACAATTTGCCGCCCAGTCTTCCAGTTCTTCCGGTGTTTTCATTGTCGTCCTCCACAATGTCATAATAAAATTTCAGCTCCGCCTCTTTCGCCAGCATCATAGAAGTTGCGAGTCCTTTATTTTCCCATCGGGTTTTTGTGTCGGAAATCTGCCGGTTGAACTCCGAACGCTTCATCTGCGGTTTTTTTATCGCTTCCTCAAGTTTTTCTTCCAGAGTGTCTGCAATCTCCTGCATCCATTCATACCCGCAGTCTGCTCCGGTTGCTAAATCGCGAAGCATAAAAGCCTCTTCTTTTGTTAAATCTAATGTGATCATCTTTCTCTCCTCATTTCTTCGAAAAATAATGTGCTCCGGTCTTTCTCCATGGTGTCCCATAATCAGACCACTGACCTTCCCGGAAATAATAAATTCCCGGATATCCTCTCTGTTCTACTTCCATCCTCACCGCCTGGTATTTCTCCTCTGACGGTTCCCAGATACCTGCCATCCCTCCATCCCAATATGATGTGAATTGATTCTTTTGGGATATTACACCGGCGATCGTGTCCGGCCACTCTCCGGAATGATCTTCTGCTCTGTTCAAAATCACATCTGCAACCAGGCGTTTTCCTTCCAAACTCTGATTTCCTGCCTCCGCTTCCACACAGATTGCAAGGAGCTCCAGGCTGTCCCAATATTCCTCCTCCGTGGTGTCTGTGGGATATGTTTCATATTCCTGCCTTGGTGTGATCTCCGGCTGTTGCACCGGTGCAACTGGTTCTATTTTTTGAAATACACCCGAAACAGGCTGTCCAACGACTGCTGCCGGGTGTAAATTAAATGTAACTATGTAAATGATCATTATGACTGCTACATGACTCCAAAATGCTTTCTTCGGCATTGGTTTCCCCTCCTTCCTGCTTGTCCTAAAAGCTGCCACTCATGTGGCATTTTTCATCTGTTTTTTCTTATGAGCTCTCTCCTGTGCAAGTAACAAATCCATAGCTGCATCATTCAAACGCTGATGTCTTGCTTTTTCCTCTTCCGGTGTCAGAATCGGAATCAGATTGATGTTCGTACCATTTGGGAACTCCTGGATCACTCTACGATATTCCATATATGTACCTCCTCTTCTTTAGTTAATGCTGTATGGGTTGTCTTTGTTACTCTTTGCTTTTAGTTTCTTTACCTCTCCATTTATGGTATGATCTCCTTACAGGACGTTGCCACGTTCGAGTTAATATAAAAAGGAGTGTTCATTAATGAAACTTACCAAAGAAGAAATCGATGACATTAAGTATGCCTGTTTAGATGATTCAACCAAAATTATCATGTATCTTGAGGAATCAAATAAACTTCAGAAAAAATACAATATTTCAATCCTGATTTTTACTATCATTGGAGCTATCGGTTCCGCTATTGCTGCCATTACTAGCATTGTTTTGTTCTTTCAATAGCGTTTTCAGCATTCGATAAATGTCTATCAGAAACAGCAATGCTACATTTTTTTGCTTATCTGCCACTTTCTCAATTTCTGATAAACCTTCATCAGTAAGATACATCTTCTCACTCTCCTTTCTTTTTTTTTGAATAACATGCAATGATTCCTATCAACGCAGTAACTATCCACAATTTTCCGATTGAATTCCAAAGATCATCTAAGTTGTAATCTATGTAATCATCCGCTTCCGTCTGTGTAGAGTACCGCTTTCTCCCAAAGATATTTATTTTGTGTGGAGAAAGCGTTTTTTCTCCTGATGCACTCAATCATCTCCCTTCCGTTTTTTAATTCCACATCTCGAAAACTTAAAATACTTGTTTTTATGTGTTTTCTTTGGTTTGTAAGTCCTCAAATGTTTTCTCTTGCTCCTGGTCTTTCCTGTGAAATGAGAAAAATTTGGAGCAATTCCATATCCCATTTACTCATCTCCCTCCTTGTCTTTTTTTCTAACTCACTCTATAATTGTCTTATCAGCACCGCCATGCTGAAATACAAATGAAAGGATGCGTTACATTGAAACAAACAATTAAAGCACTAAATCTCGAAGATTCATCCATTGCCGAATCCTTCAATTTAACTATCCCAAACCAATGTCCTTGTTGTCACACAGCTTTGCTGCCTGTACATCTTGCATCATATTATATAAAAACGGGTGGAACCTATAATTCTGGTTTTGGTCAATTGCATTCTCTCTATTTCTGCCCTAAATGTAATGAATGCTTTATGGCTCATTATTCTGTTAGTATTCTCGGAAAATCATATCAATCACAAGGCGAACTAACTTCTCTGACACCATACGGCAATGAACATCTGTTATTTTCTGATAGAATATGTTCTTTATCTCCAGATTTTGTAAATATCTACCACCAGTCAGAAACGGCTGAGCAACAGGGACTTGCCGAAATATGCGGTTTGGGATACCGAAAATCTCTTGAATTTCTTGTGAAAGATTATGCGATTTCCCTCCATCCTGATAAAGTTGATTCCATAAAACAAAAAATGCTTTCTCCATGCATCAACGATTACATCGAAAATGAAAGAATTAAAACACTTGCAATTGCTTCAGCTTGGATTGGAAATGATGAGACACATTATGTCCGTAAACATGAAAATTACGGTATTGACCAATTAAAAGCCTTTATTACTTCAATTGTTACTTACATCGATTGTGAGTTATCTGTGTGTCAGGCAGAAACTTTACTGAATTCATCTAAGAATCACTAATTGAATCTTTGATTGCATTCAATTCTTCGTTAATCTGAGTAAGCAGCAACTCTGTATCAAGTTCAGCTAAAAAAGTTCCATCTAAGTCCCAGTATTGTGTTACCTCACGTACTGGGTCTTTTTCTGTTCCAAGTCCCCTTTTGGCTTTCGTCTCAATTACCTGAATAACTCTTGCACTCTTTGTTCCATCAGGTCTTTTATTCATTCAATCATCTCCCTTCTATTTATAAAGTCACTAAATGTGACATTTTTAATCAAAAAAAATTTCCTGTACACTTTTTTGATAATATTCCGCAATTTTTAATTTAATACCATCTCTCGGAATTCTTTCACCATTTTCATACATAGCGATTGCCGATATACTTACTCCGACTGCTTTCGCAACCTCTTCTCTACTTCTCTCTCCACGAAGCCTCTGCAATCTCTCTGCAACCTTTTCCAACTGTTATCAACTCCTTCCCCCCCGTATAGCCGATAGGACAGCTTCAATACTACTTAAATTTTTTCCAATTTTTTATCAAATAAATGATAATTACAAGGAAAATCACCATTTTGAATATAATCCACAACATGATTTTTCCCTCCCTTATATTGACAATGCAAAAGAAAAAGTGTATCTTTTCCTTACAAGGGAGATTCCTCTCCCCTGTACCTCATTCAAGTAATTTGCTGATTAATTCAACAACTGCTTGTATGAGTTGGATAATTGCGGTAATGAGAAGGATGCTGGCTAGGCGTTTCTCATTACCGTTTTTCTTTTTCTTTCCCATCGGCATTTCCTCCTTTCCTGTGTCTCTGTTTCTTTGTTACAAATATATAATACCACTTGTCACGAATCGTGTCAACACTTTGTGTGACATTTTTATTTACTTTTTTCACATAACGTGATATTCTTTAGATAAAGAAATGGAGGGGTGTAAATGGGAAATTTTCAATCTGTTTTAAAATCCTTGCGTAAATCTAATAATCTAACACAAGAAGATTTAGCCAAAGCCTTAAAAGTATCAAGAAGTACAATTGGTATGTATGAAAATGGTTCTCGTGAACCTGATTACGAAACATTAGAAGCGATTGCCGATTATTTTAATGTGGATATAGATTATTTATTAGGAAGAACTTTAAAAACCACTAAAATCATTAAACCAACTACCATCGCCGCCCACTTTGATGGTGACGAATATACCGAAGAAGAACTTAATAAAATCAAAGAATACGCGGCATTTATTAAGTCAACCAGAAAATAGGCATTTATACACGGAGGTGTTGTCTATGACAAAATACGAATTACTTTTAGATGATGCCGAAAAGGAAAAGATCGAAGTTTCAGAAACTTCTTATTTCTCAGGAACTCAAATAAAAGGATTATATTTAAATAACCATATAGCTATTAATAATGATATGAAAACCGATACAGAAAAAGCATGCGTTCTTGCCGAGGAGCTTGGACACCACTATACTGCTGTCGGCGATATCATTGACCAGTCAAGTGCCGAAAACCGCAAGCAGGAATTACGCGGTAGAATCTGGGCATACAACAACCAGGTCGGTCTGCGTGGTATCATCGATGCATATTTACACAACTGTCAAAACCTGTTTGAAACGGCAGAATATCTTGGAGTTACCGAAGAGTTTTTAAATGACAGCCTAACATACTACACAAATAAATACGGTGTATGCACACAGGTTGATAATTATGTGATATTTTTCCAGCCTAATATTGGGGTTATGGAATTGATCTGATATAAATGGGATGATTTTTTTGATATTTTTTTAACATGAATACTTGACAAGGCTTTTACATATGATATAATGTAGCTAATTAGCGAATGACTGGTGTCCGGTCACAAAAAAGCCTTGAGATTTATTCTCGGGCTTTTTTTGTATACAAAGGAGAATTTTATGGAAAACGATAAAATCATTAAATATACTACCCCAGAACAGCAAATTGCTCTGCTAAAAAACAAAGGACTGTCATTTGAGGATGAAACATTTGCACATGACTGTTTGCAAGAATATGGCTACTACAATATTATTAATGGTTACAAAGCTCCTTACATAGATACAATCAATGATAAAAAAGTCTACAAATCCGGAACAACATTTGAACAAATATATTCTCTGTTTATCTTTGACCATGCTCTCAGAAACTCTGTTATGTCAGCAATGCTTGACTTTGAAGAACATTTGCGTGCTTCTGCTGCCGAAGTAATATCAAGCTCCTTTGGCACTGATCATAATGAATATTTACGTTGGAATCATTACAGAGACAGGAAAACTGCTAAAGACAGATTTAGTTTACGCGGAATTCTTGGCACATTGCGTCAAAATATAGAATCTGGCAAAGATCCTATAAAATACTACCGGGAAAATTATAATATTGTTCCACCTTGGATATTATTCAAAGGGACTTATTTTAGTACATTGATTAACTTTATTCGCCTATTTAAAGAACCTCAAAAAACATCATTAATCCATTTGCAATACGACATTGACGAATCTTTATGTTCTTTGCCTTGTATGAAGAAATTATTCATGGACACGCTTTTCGCATGCCTTGATTACCGAAATTGTGCAGCTCATGGCGGTCGAATATATACTTTTGAACCCAAAAATGCAAATGACATAAATGACAATGACGAATTATTTGAACTCTTTCCAGAATTAGAAGATATAAAACACAGACATGGAATTTCACAACTCCTAACCCTATTGTCCACTTTTTCCTTCAGCGGTCCATCTTCTGCCTTAGACCGTACATTGAAACAGGAAATAAACCGCCATTTATCTTTATATGTACAGGACAAGGATTATTTAGAAAAAGCTTTAGGCTTTGAGATTGTTGAAAATCGTGTTGCTTGGATTAGTGAATCCACAAAAAAATTTCATAAATATCCTAATTGCAGTGGAATGCAGCATCCAATTCAAGTTTCTCTTGACGATATTGATATGGAAATTTACCAGCCATGCAAACGATGTTGGAATAAATAAAAACCGCCCCACTCTACCAAAGCAGGACGGTCACGCTCCCGTATGATACGAAAGCCCTCAACAAGCACATTGTATCATTCCCGGAGCAGCTACGCAAGCGGAACACCCGTTCCCCGCTGGCTGTTATTTTTATACTCTTTTTTACATACATTTTCACAAAGGAGTGATACCTTATGCCAAACACCGAATCATTCACTGTAAATGAAGTCTTAGTCTATCTCCGCAAGTCCCGGTCTGACAACCCGGATATGTCCGTGGAGGAAGTTCTCCGCAAGCACGAGGAGATGATCCAGCAATATGCCTCCACACACTTCCGCTCTCCGATCCCGGAGAAAAATATCTTCCGCGAGGTCGTCTCCGGCGAGACGATCAATTCCAGACCGCAGATGAAAAATCTGCTGAAAATGATCGAGTCCGAGCAGTTCAAGGCAGTCCTTGTTGTGGAGCCACAGCGTTTGTCCCGCGGTGATCTTGAGGACTGCGGCAGGCTGATCAATATTCTCCGCTATACAAATACAACGGTTCTCACTCTCACGCACTCTTTCAACCTGCAGGAAGAATATGAGCGTAAGTTTTTTGAGATGGAGATCACCAGGGGCAATGACTACCTGGAATACACCAAGCGTATCTTAAGACGTGGACGAGAGGCGTCTGTTGCCAAAGGGAATTATATCGGCTCTGTGGACCCATACGGCTATAAGAAAACAGTTATCAAAAAAGATGGCATCACCTGCCACACGTTAGAAATTATCCCGGAGGAAGCCGATACGGTAAAACTGATCCATGAGCTTTACGCTTACACACCGGGCGGCATCGGCTTTACGAATATCGCACATAAACTGGATGCCATGCACATTAAGCCAAAAAAGGCGGCCCACTGGACACCGGCGATCATCAGCTCGATCTTATGCAACCCGCTCTATCTTGGCATGGTCCGGTGGAACAACCGGAAGGTCGTAAAATACATTAACGAGGGACAGTTGGCAAAAGCGCGCCCGCAAAACTCTGAGGCGAAATATTATAAGGGGCTGCATGAGCCGATCATCACCCAGGAATTATACGATGCATGTATGGCGAGACGCGGGACCAATCCGAGCCTGCGCAGGAACAAAGAGCTCTGCAATCCGTTTGCCGGTCTGCTCTACTGTGGCACTTGTGGTCATGCCATGTCCCTTAAAATCTACAAAAAACACAATTCCGTCTCTCAAATGATGCTCTGCAACCATCAGGCTTACTGTCATACCAAATCCGTGCTCTATTCTGCCTTTTTAAGGCGTTTTATCTCTTCCATGGAAGATACTCTGAATGACTTTGAATTGGCGCAGAAATCGGATGACGGCAGGACACAGGCGATCAGTAAAACGATCGTGATCAATCTGGAAAACAAACTGAAAAAACTGAATGAAAAAGACGCCCGGCAAAAAGATGCTTACGAGGACGGGATCTATTCCAAAGAAGAGTTTTTAAAGCGGAATGTCAGGACACAGCAGGATATCGCATCCACGATCATTGCATTAGAGGACGCCAGAGCAAAAAAAGCTGACATTATTGATTACGAGGAAAAGATAAGACGTTTTAAGGACTGTCTCCATGCCCTGAACGATCCGGAGCTGTCAGCAGCCGAAAAGAACCGGTTCTTAAAATCCTGTGTTGACAAAATTTTATATTATAATAATATGGAGTCAAAAGCAGGGATCGGGCGATACATAGAGAATGTTTTTTCCCTGGAAATCCAATATAAATAGCCATATCCAACATATCTGTACCTATGAATTAGCCCACCTCGAAATGATTGCCGCCATCGTCCGCCAGCTCACCAAAGGCTTAAGTGCTGAAGAACTTGAGGCCGCCGGTTTCGCTCCTTACTATGTCGATCACACGGCCGGGATCTGGCCGCAGGCAGCCGGCGGTATTCCGTTTAATGCCTGTGAATTCCAGAGCAAAGGCGATGCGATCACGGATCTTTTTGAAGATATGGCTGCGGAGCAGAAAGCCCGCACCACCTACGATAATATTTTACGTCTTGTCAAAGATCCGGAAGTCTGTGAACCGATCCGTTTTCTGCGCCAGCGCGAAATCGTGCATTTCCAGCGTTTCGGTGAAGGCCTCCGCCTGGTTCAGGAAGAACTTGACAGCAAAAACTTTTATATGTGCAACCCGGAATTTGATCTGGGATGTGGCAAATAGACTGCATGTTCTGCAAGCCGGCTTGTTGTCACAAACAACATTTTGCATTCTATTAGCATGAATAAAATACTGCGTACAATATGCCCCTCCGGCATTTGTACGCAGTATCCATATATTTCTCATCATACCACAACTTATTCAAATCAAACATTACACAGGCAGACCTGACACACCGGGCAGAAACTTACATCGTTTCCATCAACCGGTCAATTGCATTGATGATCTCATCGATTTGTGGTTTCATGCTTCCAGCCTTTGAAGAAAGTTTTAATGCTTCCTCCCTCTGATTTTTCATTTCTTCGACATTATATTCCATCCGATCCCTTAATTTCTGTCTGCGCAGGATCAGGCCGTGCTTCACCTCAACCATTTCCCTGGGATCAATCAGGGCTGCTGCCTGCGTGATCCAGACCTGTGCATCATATAACTGATACTGGTTCAATGCCCGCACCAGTCTGCCATTAAAGTATTCAAGATCCTCATTTGTGCGTTGATATTTTTCACGTTCACGCACTGCATCCATATAATACTGCCACAGCTGATTTAATTCTGAAGCTCTTCTTACATGATACTTCTCACAGGCATAATCAATGGCATTCGTGATATTGACATATTTAAACTTTACCTTATTAAGTAAAAGAATTGCCTTATTTGCACTTCGTTCCGCTAACTTGATCTCAGAGTCATTGTGCAGCATCTTTAGATAATCGGCACACACCGCCACTGCAGTGACAAAAATAAGTACCATCCATGCATAATATGTATCAACCTTAAATCCAAGCTGTAACGTGATAAGTGTCACTGCCACTGCTGCCACAATTGCAAGAATGATGTATAATAAATTCTTTAAACTTTTCTGCTGGTGCATCAGATATTCACGGTGTAAAAGCCATCTGGATTTTTCCCGTTCAAGATATTTCATATCCTTTTTTATAGTATCCTGATAGATTTCATTCGAGCTAAGGCGTTTGATTGCATCCGGCATGGTTTTTTCTTCCTGCTGAAGCTGCGTAAACTGTGCATCTGTCAGTTTTTTTTCTGAATTAAGGAAAATATTTCTCGCACTGTTTAACTGAACGACATTCTGTGCCACATCCGCAATTTTTTTCTTTTCAGGTTCCGGAAGATCTTCTAATTTCTGGACATCATTCAGATAAGACGTGACTGTTCGGTACTCCGATTTTTCCTCCTCGATTTCCCTTGTGATATCGATCATCTGCTCTAATCGTTCCACAACATACTGCTCCACCTGTTTCGGATCTTTTATGTTATTTTCCGTCAGCACAGTCTGACTCAGATCATCCATTTTTTCTTCAAAACTGCGTTTTTTCCATCTGTCAAAAAATTTCATTTATACCATACAATCCTTCCTGTACTGTTTTTTCCATTCCTCAAGCTGCGTCTCCCACACATTTTCATCCCCCGGATCCCACTCATCAAGCATTGTCTCAAACTGACATATCGCATCACTTCTACTGCAGCTGCTCAATTCATCTGCAATCTTTTTTGCTTCCTCCGGTTCTATTTTAAAATATTCTCTCCTGCGTTCAAATGCCCGCTCATCATGATTACAGCGGCATGCCATCAGACACTCTTTCAAGGACTCTTTATCACTGCTTTTTTCATATGCCCTTGCATAGCAGTCAGCTGCCTGTTCAAACAAAAACAGCCTCGCATATGCGGTACCAAGATTGTGCCACACTGCGCCAACCATCTGTGGCATTTCAGTTTCACACGATTGCAGAAGTTTTCTGTATTCTGCAATACTGCTGACGTATTTCCGGTTCTCCAGAAAACGGTCAGCTTTGATTTTCCCACATTCAAATGCCGACTTATGTTCCATTTCCTGAAGTGTATTCCGAATCTGCTTTTGTTCCTCTTTCGTACAATAACCACACGCTGACATCAGACAGCCGGTAAATTCAGACAAAACACCTCCGCCAGCCTTGATATTCCTTAGATTCTGTGCAATATCCGGCAAATGCTGTTCATTTTCCACCCAGTCACACAACTCGTCATCCATAAAATCTGCATCCAATAGACAGGTATTATTTTTGATATAATAGCACAGTTCATCCAGCGAATAAACATTTAACGATACATTTTCAATATAATAGGGCATCGCCGCTAACTGCTGGCTGCATAAGATCAATTCGCCCATTCGTTTCTCCTGCCTCTCCTTTGTCTACTGTACATTTTCCAGTGACATCATATATTCCCATGTTTTGTCAGAACTCTTAAATATCTCCCCAAAGCCAAGGTCTTTGATCCTGATCTTTACTTCCATGTCGGAAACCGGCTGTGCTTTGATGCGAAGACGCGTTGTGCGTGGCGGACGTTCGGGAAGATCTGCAAGCGTGAGTTTCTCAATCTTCGCTTCCTTGCTGTTTGGCAGCTGCAGCCAGAAATCGATCTCGTTTGATCCATCCAGCAATACTTCGCATTCTCCAACAGTCTCGTACCAGTTATCTCCTGCACTGATCAGCGTAAAAAACTCTGTTTTTCCCTGGCTCTGCACTTTCAGGCTTACATTCACTTTCATCTCATTATCGCCCATATAGACAAACTGCCAGCTGTTTTCTTCCGTCATACACTTTCTTGCCGCTGCATAACAGGCACCCTTGGAATAAAGATTTTTCCCCATAAAAACCCTGCGGCCTTTGCACAAAAAAGAAAGGGACTCCTTCATCCATTCACCATCAAAACCGTCTCCGGTCAGGTAAACTGCCGAAACAATATGCCCTCCTGTCACTTCTGATACGATTTTTAAAAAGCTGGCATCTTTATTTGCCCGGTCTATATTCCGCTGTTCCTCACTGATCGTGACAAGCTGCGGCATGGTTCTTTGATCCCGTTCCAATCTCCTGCACCAGACCTCATCTCCCCGGTTGTCAAACAGACACACATCATGCAGCCATAATTCTTTTTGCTGGCTGAATGCGAAATAATAAAAACTCTCTCTCCTGTCAATGAGTGTCAGCTTTCCCTCCGGTATTCCAATTCTTTCTGCTACCTGAAGAAAGAGCTCCGTCACCTCCCGCGACAGCTGTTCAAGCGTGATAACCAAAAAGTCAGGTATCACAGGATTCCCCAGTTTTCCCGCAAGATATACCAGCTTTTTTATGTAGAGTGCTAACAGTTCCTGTGCCTTATAAGTTTCCCCCTCTATGAAAAACTCTTTTCCCGCAAGAGCTGCCTGCAGCAGACCGGATACTGCTTCCTCTCCCTGCAAAAGTGCCAGACGTTTTGCCTCCTCACCGATAAACCACTGACCGATCCCATGTTTTTTGGCAAGTATCAGAGGAATCTGGTATACTTCACTGCCTGCCACTGTGCTGACAGTCTCCGGTTCTTTCATATTCAATTGGAAATAACTGATCACGGCATTGTCATTATCAAGATCAATGCCAAGATAATACGACGTTTTTTCCACTTTTCTCCCTCTTACTTATAAAATACGGAATACCTCATTCGTTACCATCTGCATTCCATAGTATTGTTTCATTTCTCTCTTTTGCATCTCACGTTCTCCCATCGCGTGATGCATCAGCATGTCATTCAACATTTCATACCTTCCATGAGATTCTTCGTCCGGTACATTTCGGCAATTTAAGCAGGCACTTTCCGTTATCTTCTCCTCCGCCTTTTCCTGCTCTGTCATATAATAAAGTACAGACTCGCCAAAAAATAAGACAAATTCCTTGACAAAAACACCATCATAGACCTCATTTAACAGTGACTGCTCGTAATGTTCTCCATCCAGGCTAAAATGAATCATAATTTTTTGTCCCGGATCTGTATGATATTCCACAAACGCTTTGTCATACAAATGATACTTTAAACGTAATTCTTTCTCAAACTCCAGGCAAAATGCAAAGCAGCGGTTCTTAGACGTGTACTCTTCCAACAATTCATCTGCCACCTGATACATCGCATCTGATAAATGCTCTTTCTCTGAGAAATATTTCAGCAGCCCCAGTTTACACGCATCGTTGAGAGGATTTCCTTCCTGATAACGGGCAAAGATCTGTTCAAATACATACTCCGGTACCACCATATTCCTCACCAGCCATGCATCTGCAAAATACGATAAATATGCCATACAGATCAGTTCCCTTCCCCCGCCTTTTACATAACTCTCGTAGATCTCTTCAATATCCGCAATATAATCAGTCGAATACAGCATCTGGCTTAAAATACGTTCCTCAAGATCAAACGTGTCAATATCAAATGCTCCCGCAGCTTTCCAGATCTCCGCCATCGTCTTTGTTGCACCATTATAATATTTACAAAGATAGATAAGGATCACATCATTATAAGTGCCTCTGTAAAATACATGCTCTGCAAACCCAAGAAGGAAATCATCTTCCTCAAACCCTGCTGTATGAATCGCATAACTGCACAGAGAAACGCATGCAGCCGTATCCATGTGCTCATACCCACACTCTTCTGCCATGCGATACGCAGTTTCATACAAATGTTCTTCCGTCAGGTACTGCATCAGCATACGGCGCGCAGCTGCAGATAACAATTTATGATCCAGACCGGTCAGACAGCCCGCCTCATACTTTCTTTTCCGGTAAAATGATATGATCTGTTCTGCAATTTCCCTTTTATAGCGGTCACTCACCTGCGGTGCTTTTAAAACAGTCCACACACCCGGAAAATCTGAATCATCCACTCCATCCGCAACTTTTTGCTGCATGGAATATAGAATATAGGATAATTCTCCCTGTGCAAGTTCTGTACACTTTTTCACACAATGGTTAATATCCATCAGCGGCTCTTCACAACAACCGATTTCCTCACAGAAACGATTACCATAAATGTCCTCCATGATCAGGCAGTAATCCTTTGTATATACAGTAAAGTATGCAGCCCCGTTCCGAATCACGGATTCCCTGTTATTCACATGATTGCATGCTGGGCTGCATGCATATTCATAAACTTCTATCTTTGCTGCCTGTGGATCCGTACAGATCATCTTGTGCGTAAAAAGAATTTCAGCTGCCCAATGCGCAATATCACTATTTATAATCCCCTGTTCAAACATTTCATCATATATCACGGCCAGATTATCATCGATATGACCAGCCTCCATCTGCTCCATCGCAAACCGTTCCATGATCGGCAGATATTTCTGATATACCTCAGGCTGCACCTTTTTTGCCGCAATAATATTGACAAATAAAACCGCTTTCTGCTGCCAGGACAATCCACTGTCATACTGAAAATACAGCTGAAGCATCTTTGGTACACGTTCTAATTTTCTTCCATCCAGTGATAAAAGATACGCTTCATACAGGCTCGTGATGCGGATCTCACGTTCAATTCCAAGTTCATACCAGTGATGATACTTTGCACCAAAGCACTGGCTGCGGATCAGATATCCTAACACCGCCGTCAGCATTTCATCATCCGGTTTCACCTCATAACACGCCTCTAAAATATGGTATAAAAACGGATGATATTCTTTTTTTTCTGAAATAAGCCCGGCCACCTGTATTGCTATATCCCGTGTCATAATGCCCCATCTTGCAGTCCAGTATAATATGCGAACCTCAAATGATCCAAGTCTCGCCAGTAAATATGGATCCTGCCAGATCAGATAATATGCCTCCAGATAAAAATACGGGCTGTTATCATAACGCATCCAGTCACGAATTGCTTCTAACCTTTCTGCCGGCTTCTGATAATACTCTTCTTTTAAAAATAACAGCACCCAGAACAACATCGAATTATCCGGATGCAGTTTAAAAATCTGTTCCACTTCCGCCGTCAGACGATCCACATAGGACGGCTCCCGCTCCATCAATGTGCACAGATAAAGATAATACCCCCATTCCGGACTTTCATGATCCCCACACGTCCGTTTAAAATCATCTAATATCCAGGATGCCTCCTGTCTCTGGCGGTTGATGATCAGCGTCTGTGCCTTCATCAGTCCATAAATCTTTTCATTCTCACACAAAGCGGAAAGATGCTCCAAAATAACCCCGGACTGGTTTGCCCATACTCCGGTCACAATCCGTTTCAGGCGGTATTCCAGATAAAGCTGCATTAATTTTATGCGTGATTTCTGGATATCAAAAAAAACAGGTTCATCCTTCGTTTTATTTTCCTGCTTAGTCGTGGCACACACCGTATAGATCAATGATTTCTGTCCCGGTATCTCCAGACGGATCTTTCCAAAATTCCTTCCCGCATGCATTTTTTCTGCCACAATATAATATTCCACATCACAGATACTTCCCACAAACATCTCATCGGTGACCCGTGGTTTCTTTAAAACCAGAAATTCTGCATCCGAATGGACTCTGATTTCAAGATATCCATGCTGGTTTCTGTTCACCTGAAAAGTTTCAAGTCTGTTTTCATGCACCTGGTAAAATATGGCACTGCTTTCTTCCAATGAAACCACAGTCCGCTTCTTTTTGTGGATTCCGATCAAAAACTCCTCCACTTTCTGTCCGGATGGTGTTCCTTTCGACAAACCCTCATATAAAAGCATCTCCCTTTTTTCATCCGGATGAAATATGTTTTTAAACTTGCCCGAATAAAACAGATGAAATGCCTCGTCAAAGTCGTTTTCTGATAATCTGGCAAAATCGGATAAATTTTTCACTTTGCCAACCGAGGATTCTGCATACAGTTTTGAAACAGACACAACAAAAGAAAGGTTATATTCACCCTGTTCTACTACGATACAGAACTCTCCTTTTTGAATATCACCTTCGATCAGACCATAACTATGAAATTGGTAACGAATCCTTATTTCTTCCCCTTCAAACTGCGGTGTCAGACATTCCATCCTCGGATTGGAAGAATATACGATTCCACGCATCGGCACATGATTTGTGCTTGTGATCACGAAATCCCCCGAAATATCATTACCTTCCATTGCTGTGATGTCAATCTTATCCACAGAAATTGAAAGAGACGGCTTTAAGTGTTCGAATTTTCCCCTTGCCAGTTGTTGTATCCGTCTTCGCAAATCGACACCTGCTTTTTCTCTCTTAATTGCTTGCTTTTTCAATGACAATCATTATAATAGATTATAAACCAATTTGGAGGAGTTCGCAATGATAAAACACAAAGACCATTTTCACGGAAGTGATTTAGAAAAAATAGAACAGATTTACGGCATCAAAAAAGAAGAGATCGTCAGTTTTTCCGCAAATGTCAATCCGCTTGGCGTATCACCGCTTCTTCGGACCGCTCTCTCCGAGCAGATCGATGTGATCACGACATACCCTGACAGGGAATATACCTCCCTGCGCAAATGCATTGCAGAATACTGCGGCACCGAATACGAAAACGTCATCGTAGGAAATGGTTCCACGGAACTGATCTCTCTTTTTATACAGATCGAGCACCCGAAAAAAGCGATGGTCATCGGACCTACTTATTCCGAATATGAGAGAGAGATTTCACTCGGCGGAGGCACAACACTCTACTATCCGCTCCGTGAAAAGGACAACTTCCGCTTAGATGTCGACGATTTTATCTCCCATTTAAATGAAAGTATTGACCTGATCGTCATCTGCAACCCGAACAACCCTACTTCATCCTGCATCACCAGAACGGAAATGCGCCATATCTTAGATGCCTGCAAGGAACATGACATTTACGTTATGGTGGATGAAACTTATGTGGAATTTGCTGATAATATGGCTGAAATCTCAGCCGTGCCGCTGACAAACTATTATAACAACATCGTTATCCTGCGCGGCACCTCAAAGTTTTTTGCAGCACCGGGTCTTCGTCTCGGCTATGCGATCACAGGCAACCGTGACCTGATCAAATCAATCAATACCAGGAAAAATCCGTGGACGATCAACTCCCTTGCTGTCGTTGCCGGAGAGACGATGTTCCGTGACACTGCATATATCAAAGCCACCAAAGATCTGATTTCTTCCGAGCGAGCAAGGATCTACCGGACATTCCAGAAAAGTCCTGATTTTAAAGTGTATGAACCGAGCGGCAATTTCATGCTGGTACGCATTTTAAAAGATGATCTCACTTCACAGGATCTCTTTGACCGCGCAATTCGCGAGAAAATGATGATCCGCGACTGCTCCACCTTTCCATTTTTAGACAACAAGTACATCCGGCTTTGCATCATGAATCCGGAGGACAACGACAGACTGCTTGCATGTCTGCTCCGTTAAGTATTCATTAAGTATTAGCAGGGAAGTTTTGGGACAACCCCAAAGCTTCCTTTTATTCATGATAATAGAATGTTCGCGGAGCGTGCATTTTATTATTTTGGGACATAAAAAACGACAGACCGTACGATCTGCCGTTTTTTCATGACCATAGATTCCTGTCGAATCCATACCATTGATTCTTTTTTCCCTGTAATTACATCATTCCCATGCCCGGGTTGCCTGCTGGAACTGCCGGAGCATCTTCTTTGATGTTTGCAACAACAGACTCTGTTGTAAGCAGTGTAGATGCAACAGATGTTGCGTTCTGTAATGCTGTTCTTGTAACTTTAACCGGGTCAAGGATACCATTCTCAACCATATCTACATATTCTTCGGTTGCTGCGTTGAATCCGATACCGTCTTTGGACTCTTTTACTTTGTTGATGATAACAGCACCCTCAAGACCTGCGTTTGCAGAAATGTAGTATAACGGAGCTTCGAGAGCTTTTAAGATAACCTTTGCACCGGTCTTCTCATCACCCTCTAAGGTGTCAGCTAACTCTGCAACAGCTTTGGTTGCATGGATATATGCAGAACCGCCGCCTGCGATGATACCTTCTTCTACTGCTGCTCTTGTTGCATTTAAAGCATC